GGGTGCTTCGGCTTCCGGGCTTCTATCACTGCAAGCAGGAGCCGGTGATGGTGGAGTGTATCCATTTCCGCCCGGAGCTTCGGTATACGCAGGAGGAATTGGAGCGGCATCTGCCGAGGGTGGAGGACGAGCCTGCACCTCCGGGAGTAGTTCCGGCCAAGGGGACGAGGCAGGGGCTTTCGCTGGTGCTTGGGCGGTGCGCATTCCTGCAGTACTGCCGGGAGCAGGCGGCAACGCTCCCGGAGCATGACTGGTATGCCATGATAACGAACCTTGCGGTATTCGAGGGCGGCGAGCGGGCGATCCATGAGCTGTCCGCCCCGTATCCGGGATATAAGGCGGCGGAGACCACGGAGAAGATACGGCATTTCTTAGGGAGCGGCACGAAGCCCATCACCTGCAGGAATATCGCGGAGAAGGGCTTTGCCTGCCCGCGCATGGCGGACGGCTCCTGCACCTGCAAGGCCCCAGCGGCCTTATGCTACCTGCCCATGGGGCTGGATGAGCTGCGGGAGATGCTTGCCGCCGCAGAGGTGCATAAGTCCCCGGTGGAGGACGTGCGGGCGGCGAAGCAATTTGTAAAGGAGGCTCTGTACAATATCGAGCCGCTGGATGCGGGGACGTTCATTGAGTACGAATTGAAGGAGCATTTCCGGCTGAAAACCGGGGACGCAAGGGCATTGTCGTCCTACCAGAAGGAACTGTATAAGACATATGCGGCAAATAAGGGGAACCGGCAGGCGGCGGAGGATAATGGGCTGCCGGAATGGTACGAGATGACGGAGCGGGGCGGTCTGCGGTTTCTTTCGGGGATTCTGGCGGACTATCTGGCGGGGAACGTGAAGGCGTTCTACACGGCCAGCAGCTATTTTTTCTATGAGGACGGCGTGTACCGGGAGAGCGAGGACATGATCGCGGCGGCGAAGGTACGGGAGCGCATGGTTCCCCGGACGGTGACGATGCAGGCCATCAATGATACGGTGGGACAGTGGAAAATGCTGGTGCGCAAGCCCGTGTCCGAGATCAACAGCAACCCGTTTATCTTAAACCTCCGGAATGGGTTATATCATGTGCTGGACGATACGTTCCGGGCACATACCCCGGACTATTTCTCTACGGTGCAGTTAAAGGTCTCCTATGCGCCGGACGCAAAATGCCCGCAGTTTCTGAAATATCTGGAAAGTATGCTGGGCATGGAGGAGATTTCATTGGTGCAGGAGATATTTGGGTATCTGCTGATCCCGGTGAACAAGGCGCAGAAGTCCTTTGTGTTCGTGGGCGCGCCCAATGCGGGGAAGTCTACCCTGCTCAATACGGTGCAGGAGATTTTACTGGGGAGCGAGAACGTTTCGAACATCCCCTGGCAGAACCTGGGCGACCGGTTCAACAAGGCGGAGCTGTTCGGGAAGCTGGCGAATATCTTTGCCGACCTGCCCTCCAAGAGCATTGACGATAACGGGATGTTCAAGGCGCTGACCGGCGAGGACTTCATTACGGCGGAGCGGAAGAACAAAGACCCTTTTTCGTTCCGGCCTTACGCGAGGTTCTTGTTTTCCTGCAATGAGATTCCCCGGAACTATGGCGACCGGTCGGAGGGCTTTTACCGAAGGCTGATCATTATCCGGTTTGAGAAGTCGGTTCCGAAATCCCGGCGCGACCCGAACCTTTCGGAGAAGCTGGCGGCGGAGCGGGACGGGATACTGATGTGGGCATTGTCCGGCCTGAAACGCCTGATCGCGGCGGACTATGATTTCAGCGAGACGGAGCGGACGCGGGCGGAGCTGGAAAGATACCGGGTTGAATCGAATAGCGTTTTGTCATTCGCTAAAATGTACTGCGAGCAGCGGGAGGACGGCTGTGTGGTGCGGGACGATCTGTTCCTGCGGTACAAGGAATACTGTGGCAATGCGGGCATGAAGCCAGTTTCGCAGACGAATTTCAACAAGGAGCTGGAAGCAGGATATCCGGAGATCGTGCGGGGGCGGGACAAGCTCTCCAAACGCCGGGTATGGAAAGGCATGGCCTATGTGGAGGGAGGTGTGGAGGCGGATTGACCGCTGCCGTGGCCGGGATGACCGGGAAAACCGGGGTTCCCTTATTCCTTGCGCATAAGAACCAGAGGGGGGGAAGGGATAAAAAATAAAAGAAAATATATATAGTGTGTAAAT